TACGGATGGCCGCTTTACCAAAAAAAAATTAAAAAATAAATTTATTACTTTGAATAATTACATCTATGCCATTTAGGGGGCATCATATATATTGCCCCCCAATTCCCCCAATTGCTGGATACTTTGAGTGTCCCCCGATTCAGAACGACAGCAAAAATGCCAAGATCAGGTCGTTTTAGTATCAAGGCTAAAAATTATTTCCTTACATATCCCAAATGTGATTTAACAAAAGAAAATGCACTTTCCCAAATAACAAACCTACAAACACCCACAAACAAATTATTCATCAAAATTTGCAGAGAACTACATGAAAATGGGGAACCTCATCTCCATATTCTCATCCAATTCGAAGGAAAATACAATTGTACCAATCAACGATTCTTCGACCTGGTATCCCCAACCAGGTCAGCACATTTCCATCCGAACATTCAGGGAGCTAAATCGAGCTCCGACGTCAAGTCCTATATCGACAAGGACGGAGATGTTCTTGAATGGGGTACTTTCCAGATCGACGGACGATCTGCTAGGGGAGGACAACAGACAGCCAACGACGCTTACGCAAAGGCAATTAACGCAGGAAGTAAGTCGCAGGCTCTTGATGTAATTAAAGAATTAGCGCCTAGAGATTACGTTCTACATTTTCATAATATAAATAGTAATTTAGATAAGGTTTTCCAGGTGCCTCCGGCACCTTATGTTTCTCCTTTTTTATCTTCTTCTTTCGATCAAGTTCCTGATGAACTTGAACACTGGGTTTCCGAGAACGTCATGGATGCCGCTGCGCGGCCTTGGAGACCGGTGAGTATAGTGATTGAGGGTGACAGCCGGACAGGAAAGACAACGTGGGCCCGTTCATTAGGCCCACATAATTATTTGTGCGGCCATCTTGACCTCAGTCAAAAAGTATACAGCAATAATGCTTGGTATAACGTCATTGATGACGTCGACCCGCATTATTTAAAACACTTTAAAGAATTTATGGGGGCCCAAAGAGATTGGCAAAGCAACACAAAGTATGGCAAGCCCATTCAAATTAAAGGAGGCATTCCCACTATCTTCCTATGCAATCCAGGCCCACAATCATCATTTAAAGAATATCTCGACGAAGAAAAAAATCAAGCATTAAAAAACTGGGCTACTAAGAATGCAATCTTCGTCACCATCCACCAGCCATTGTTCGCAGATACCAATCAAAATACAACATCACATCGCCAAGAAGAGGCAAGTGAGGCGTAGAAGGGTAGATCTGGACTGTGGCTGCTCTTATTACATACACTTAGACTGCATAAATCATGGATTTACGCACAGGGGAGTACATCACTGCGCATCAAGCAACGAGTGGCGTTTATACCTTCGGGATAACAAATCCCCTATATTTCACGATAACCAGACACAATCAGAACCCATTCAACAACAAATACAACACACTAACATTCCAAATCAGATTCAACCACAACTTGAGGAAGGAACTGGGGATTCACAAATGTTTTCTCAACTTCCACATCTGGACGACCTTACAGTCTCCGACTGGTCATTTTTTAAGAGTCTTTAAATATCAAGTCTGTAAATATTTGAATAATTTGGGTGTAATTTCTTTAAATAATGTTGTTAGAGCAGTTGATTATGTATTGTTTCATGTATTTGAAAGAACAATTGATGTAACTGAAAATCATGAAATAAAATTTAATTTTTATTAATTTGTTACAGCATCATAAAAATAAATACGTATTTTCAACGTAGCGTACACTGGGTTAGAAGCATGAGTACAAGCCATATACAATAACAAGGCATTCTCAGTATGATTTTCATACTTCGCCTGCTCTTGGTGATTATAAACTACATGGGTATTAATTTTAAAAAATCTCTTCAGCAAACACTGCTCCTTCATCCCTGACGGACCTCCAACAACCGTAGCATGAAACTTCCTCATTACTTGATACCTATCCCGTAAGTCGTTCTTCACCGTAGCAGTACTGGGTTCATTATCAAACATGTTAAAAACTTGACCAAAATCCATAGGACTAGTTCCATAAGGCCTTCGGTCTCGAACAAGGAAAAACATCACTTGGTTAGTATGATTTTGTTTTTTTATGTTTTCATCCATCCAAATCTTTCCTAATATATAAATTGACTTGATACAAAAACGTTTACCAACTCTATGAGTAATACCAGAACCCCTAGTTACATCACTAACACAACGCACAACACCGGTATGCTTGACGTCATCACGCTGCTCGTACGACTGCACTTTACAGGGACCTTCACAACCCGGAGGTACATCAGGGCTTCTGTACATTCTGTACATCCGCGGCTTTCGATACATGGGCCTGTAAGTCCATGATCGACGCTTGATGCCTTGGACAGTGGGGGCAGCAGCACGGCTGGTATACGGGCTGTCGAAGTTCAGTCTTCGACGAACCTTCGAGACGGGCGTTGAAATTAGTATATCGCCGGTTCGCTTCGGCATAGTCACGAGCACGAATGACGGAGATGAGATCCCTAATTAAGTCGTGACCAAGGGTATTAGGTTCGTAGGTTTCTTCAACTAGCTGCAAATATTTAATTGCGAGCATGCATCGGAGACCATGGACTGAATCAGGAAATTCATTTAATAATGGATCCCACATTTTGTATATTTTTTAAACTTAGGGAGCAAGTTTATAACACAGCTGAACAGTTATTTAAGCTTTGAGGCTGCAATTTCATTGGTCGACAGAAACTACTGCGTAGGACCCACTTCTTTATCGGGGAGCGCGGCCATCCGGTAATATTA